TACGGTCAAACCATCACCTGCCTTCAGGGTCAGGGTGCTGCCGGGTTTGGCAGTAGTAGCAGTATGACTACCTACTACATTACCGCCGGCATCAATGTTGAAGCCGCTGTTGTTGATGGCATTGGCGATGTCGCCGGCAGTAGCCAGTTTATTGGCATCTGCACCAGTCGGAGTAATCACCTTACCGGCCGGGTTACCATTATTACCGTCACCTACATTCAGTGCAGTAGTATCGGCTGCTACTTTATAGGTGGTGCTGCCGTCAGTATTTGCTATATCGGTAACAGTGATGCCGTCACCAGCAGTGACCTTGTTGGATGCCGCAGCCTGCGCAGCCTTGAGCTGATCTTCAGTTGCAGCACGACCGCTGGTGATGCTGGCCGGATTCCAAGTTTTGTTGGTCAAGCCAGTCACAGTGCCAGCATTGCCGTCAATATTGACCGGGTGGCCACCAGTGGCCGGGCCTACAGTGATGCTGTCGGCCAGTTTGAAGCCCACTTGGTTGTCCGTTACGGTGGTGACGATGTTGCCGTCACCAGTGTATTTAACGGTTTCAGTCAATTTGACAGTATCAGTATTCGTGCCGTCGCTGATCTTGAAGCCGTTTTCTTTCAAGTCGTGCAGCTGACCACCGTTGATGGCTTCTTTGCTGTTGGCAGCAACCGTGCCGTCCGCTACGTTATCCAGAGTCACCGGAGCGCCTGCGTTGCCGCCTACCAGGTTCACCTTGTTGCTCGGGGTGCTGGTTGGGTTACCTGCGGGGTCAACGTAGGTCATCGGGGTATCGAATTGAACCTTGGTGACGCCGCCAGCGCTCGTGACTTTGGCTACGGTGCCTTGGCCGTCGGCGAAGTTGATGGTATCGCCGTGGGTCACGAAGTCTTTGTTTTGACCGTTACCCTGTACGGTAAAGCCTGCGTTCAATACGTCATTAACGGTAGCTGCATTATTGCCTTTGTTACCAGCAGCCAAGGTGGCACGGTCGTTGCCAGCCGGGTTGTTTACAGCATTGGTTGTATCAGCCAGATTGCTCTTCACGTTAGCCAAGGTGGTCGGGTCGGTAGTGTTGCCCGCTGCATTTTGCATGCTGGCAATCACGTCGCCAGGCTGTACTTGCTGTGCTCCCGGTTGACCTTCGGGCGCATCGTAGAACTTGCCGTCGCTGTGTTTGTAGACCTTGCTGCCGTCAGCTTTGGTATAGACCACCGGGGTTTGCGCGTTCTGCACCACAGATTGGGCGTTCAAGGCGTAGGTGTAGCTCTGGTTACCGTTGGCGTCCAGGTCCTGTTTTACGGTCAAACCATCACCTGCCTTCAGGGTCAGGGTGCTGCCAGGTTTGGCGGTGGTAGCAACAGGCGTATTACCTACGGTGTTGCCGCCAGCGGTGATGTTAAAGCCGCTGTTGTTGATGGCATTGGCAATGTCGCCAGCTGTGGCCAGTTTATTGGCATCTGCACCAGTCGGAGTAATCACCTTACCGGCCGGGTTACCATTATTACCGTCACCTACATTCAGTGCAGTAGTATCGGCTGCTACAGTATAAGTAGTGCTGCCGGTAGTCGTATCCACGGTCGGTGTAACGCTAATACCGTTGCCGGCGGCTACCTTGCTGGTAGCAGCAGCTTGAGCAGCTTTCAGCTGGCTTACGTTCACTGCGTCGGTGTCGGCCGCGCCGGCCGCTACATTGGTGACGCGGCGGTAAAGGGTTTTCCCCATCCCGGCCGTATTGTCGCCACCAACCGATACTTCGCCCAGCTCTACACCGGATCCAGCAATGCCGGCAACATTGGCGTTTGCCGTTGGTTTATAGGGCGCGGCGGTAAGGTCTGATTCGCCAGCAATGGAAAAGGACCCAAGGGCAACGCGGAAGTTGGTATCATCTTTGACCAGTGCGCTGTCACCCAAGGCAACGTTGTTGTTCAAGCGCACGGGCAGACCGGGGATCATGGGGGTGCCGTTGCCGGCATTGGCGCCGCTACCCACCGCCATACCACCGTTGTTCGATGTGGCAGCCGAGCCGATGGCAATGCCTCCCGCTGCGCTTTCGCCGCTTACTGTGGCACCCGGGCCAATAGCCAGCGCCAAATCGCCTTGTGCTTTGGCTTTGTCGCCAATGGCAATCGAGCTACTAGATGGATTGGCCGGCGAATTCTCTACTTTCGCCTCATTACCAATGGCTATGGAGTTGCGTTGTGCCGCTTGGGCTTTGACGCCAGCGGCTAGTGCGTCCGTTCCTGTGGCACCGTCGTTGTTGTAGTTGCTGCCCGCAGCTTGCTGGTTGCTGTTGACACTATAGTAGTGCGTTTTAGCTGCACTACCCATCGCCTGCAACTGGCTGAGGTTGACTGCATCGTTCGGATCCGCACCGGCCGCTACGTTGGTAATCTTGTTGCCGCCGTTGTTTAGGCCGCCACTGGTCAAGCTCACCGTGTTCGCCGGATCTGTAGGAGTCGGCGCGGCAATGGTGATGCCGTTGTTGTCCATCTTGGTAGCACCCGTCTTCACGCTGCCGTTGCTACCCAAGTCAATGTTCTGGGCCAGCTTGAGATTGAGCGTGTTGTTCACAGCGTCTGCCACTACACCGATGTTGCCTTCGGTCAAGGCACCGGTTGCGCCGCCTTTCACGTTCAGGGTAGAGCCCAGCTTGCGCTCAACATTGGTACCGCTGTCGCCCGCAAAGGTCAGGGGCTTGATGACTTCAGCATTCAGGTTGCTCAGCGCATCACCCACATTGTTGGCCGGAGCGTAGGTCGTGCCATCAGTTTTGGTGATGGTATAGCTGGGCTTAATGAATGTACCGGCCGGTACGGCTGGGTCACTGCCATCTGCAATGCCTGCACCACCACCCAGCGCATCAGCTGCACCTTTGAGTTGACTGACGTTGACCGCATCTGTCGGTTTCACGCCCGCCTTGACGTTGGCCAATGTGGTGGGCGCAGTGGTGTTGCCCGCTGCATTCTGCATGCTGGCAATTACGTCGCCAGCAGCAACTTCGTTACCACCTGTCGGCGCATCATAGAACTTGCCGTCAGGTCGTTTGTACACCTTCGTACCGTCAGCTTTGGTGTATACCACCGGAGTTTGGGCGTTCTGTACCACGGTTTGGGCATCCACAGCGTAGGTGTAGGTTTGATTACCATTGGTTCCATCCACATCCTGTTTCACAGTCAAACCGTTACCTGCGGCGAAGGTTACTTTCTGGCCGGGTTTAACGGTGGTAGCGGTAGCAGTAGTACCGCTAGCCAAGTTACCGCCAGCTGTGGCTTGGAAGCCGCTGTTGTTGATGGCATTAGCAATGTCACCGGCAGTGGCCAGTTTGTTAGCATCAGCAGGAATCGGGGCAATCACTTTGCCAGCTGGGTTGCCGTTGTTACCATCACCTACTTTCAACGGTGTAGTGGCTACGGCTTGCGTAGTAATTTGACTCGCCACAGCTTTCAACTGAGCAACGTTTACTACATCAGTATCTTCCTTACCTGCAGCTACCCCCGTAATCTGGCGAGTAATATTATTTGCAACATCGCCTACAGATACTGCTGCTTCAGTAGAAGTCCAAGTAGCGTTATTTTTAGCTGTAACTGCATTCAGCGGATCAGCTCCTTCCACACCAGCAGCGGTAGAAGCAACGGACTTATTACCCACAGCAACAGCACCATTTACGGTTGCTTTGGTGTCCGAACCTAAAGCTACAGTCTTAGCAACTGTCCGAGGAGCTGCAGCAGTAGCATCATTGGCACGGGTACCGATAGCAATATTGTCATCACCATCCAAGTGGCGTGCAGCAGTCCAGCCAATCACGGTATTATGCTGACCCTTCGATTCCAAACCAGCTTGTTCGCCAATACCAATACTGGCATTGCCTACATAGCCATTCATGGCTTGGGTGCCTACTGCAACATTGTTGTTACCATTGCTATTGATTGCTGCAGAATCGCCAATCGCAATAGTGCGAATATTATTGCTCGCACCCTTACCTGCATTAAGACCAATAGATACACTATTCACAGCACCAGCCTCAGCGCCATGCCCTGCAGCAAAAGAACTGGCTCCAGCTGCCTTACTATCATTACCCACAGCAACCGAATTATTACCTTCTGCCGCTGCCGCTGCACCAACAGCTGTAGCAGAAGAACCAGTTGCTTTGGCTGCATGGCCAATTGCCGTAGTGCTGCTATTGGTAATTGCTTTAGCACCTAAACCCAATGCCGTTGCACCCCAAGTCTTGGCTTCAGCACTGCTACCAATTGCCGTAGCACCAGCGCCGCTCGCCTTGGTATATACACCAACTGCCGTTGCAGAATCTTTACTGCCTCTGGCACCATCACCCAAAGCAACAGAAGATTTACCAGTTGCATGGGAATCTTGGCCAGCAGCCAGAGAGTTTTGACCAAAAGCTTCAGCTTTTTGACCGAATGCAGCAGCGTTAGTACCTTTGGCAGAGCTACTTGCACCTACAGCCACAGAACCAACACCAGTAACTGTACCGGAATCGGCAGTAGCGGTAGCTGTACCCACATCAACAGAAGCCTTGGCACCGATTGCAATAGAATTGCTAGTTGGAGCAGAGGCTTCCTCGCCAATTGCAACCGCAGATGCGCCGGCTGCATTAGCAGCACGACCATTGGCCACAGACGCCCATCCGCCAGCTTTGGCATCATTACCAAAGGCCGAGCTTGCACCGCCTGAAGCTTTAGCACCAGTACCGACAGCAGTAGCATGATTTGCTGATGCCTGAGCATTGGTACCTACTGCTGTAGCTGCTTCCTTGCTGGCCGTTGCGGTATTACCTACAGCTGTTGCATCTTTCTCAGCCGCAGAGCTAGCCTTGCCAATTGCCATGGCATCTTGGCCTTTTGCAATAGCCGTATTACCAATCGCAATCGCACCTTGTGCTGATGCAGTTGTAGCAGAACCTACGGCAACAGTATGTTCTCCAGAAGCACTTGCTCCCACGCCGGCTGCTAAAGCATGCGTACCGGTTGCACCATCGTTGTTGTAGTTACCATCAGTAGCACCACTGCCTTTTACGCTGTAATAATGCGTAGCCGCAGCACCCATCTGATCTTGTAGCCCCTTGGCCACATAGAACAACTGGCTACCGTTAATGGCATCAGTACTCGCAGCAGTAATAGCACCTGGAGCAACATGTTTAATTTGGCGCTCGAAACCGGCCGCACCAACGGAAACTTGGTCACCAGCAACCACTTTCCCACTGCCTGCAAACGGGCTAGTCGCGCTGCCATAGGTGATTGAACCAATTGTGGCAGACGGCACATCAGTAGCGTTTGTTGCGGTTGTACTACCCGCACCCAAGGCAACAGCATTTGCCAATGTAGCATTTGCCCCTACCCCGAGCGCAGCCGAATAATCACCCGTGGCATGGGATTTCGTACCTATAGCTGTTGCCAAATCTGCTGCGCTGGCAGAGACGCCCACAGCAACCCCAGCCTGGCCGGTAGTTGTACCGATATATCGATTACCGGGCGTAAAATCAACCAAGTTATGACCAGTTAATCTTCGATATGTTTGCGCCACTGGAGTATCGTTATACGCATCATTATCCGCAGTTGCAGAAGTCTGACGATACACGGTAGAAGCTACCGAGTCCAAATCGTCGCCACCAATTGCAACCGAAGAATTTCCTTTTGCACGGGTATTCGCACCAAGTGCCACAGATTGATCACCTGTTGCCTGAGAATCAAAGCCAAAAGCAATGGACTGCGTTCTAGCAGCATAAGATTCAGCACCAAACGCAATTGTTTGCAAACCACCTGATCTTGCTTTAGTACCAATCGCGACATTATGCATCGTCTTATCAGTAGTCTGACGTGTTATCCGAGGGTCAGCTGCTGATATCGGGTCAGTTTCTGTTGATGCATCGTATCCCAACGCAATGGAGTTCTCCCCAGTAGCCTTGGCATTCCAACCGGCAGCTATAGATGTATTACCTGTAGCTTTAGCACTACCATTCCCCCCTACATCACTACCACTTGGGCTAATGGCAATAGTCCATTGAGCAGATCCATTCTCAATACGAGCATTAGCCGCCATTGCGGTCTGCGACATAAAGGCAGCAGCAACAGAAGCAGAAATCGCCAATACTTTCTTATTCAGCGAAATGCCATCCACCACAGCAGCAACCATGCTGCTGCGTCCGGACTTGCCATGCGCCTTAGCTGTTTCTTGCACAGCCACCCAAGTGTTGGTATGTTCATTCCATACAGTACGGTAAACTTTGTTCATATACTCAGCTCCCTAACTTTCAAAAAAAATCAAAAAAATAGTGGAATAGAGCCCATAGGTTGATTTACATCAATCTCACTATCTATTTCTTCCTACGCTTGCCAAATCACACAAAATTTAAATTATTCTTGCAGAGCGAATTTACTTTATTCAAATAAATTCAATTGACTACGCATTCTAAAACCTGCGGGCAAATTGAGGGCAGATGATACAGCTAATTAACGCATCATCCTAGCCGCTTATCGATTGGTTGTATTTCATTACAAAAGTTTACAACTATTTTGCAACACATTTTTCTGCACAAGCCATACCAGCTGCGCTTCTCACCCAATCTCAAACAATAAAAATATTTCAAATTTTCTTATATACAATCACTTAACAATTCAGGCTACCTGAAAATCAAATTATAGAACACTCCCGCATTCTGTCATCTAAGTGAAATTTCAGCTTCTATTGAGTAGCCTCACTAGGTAAATTGCAAGCTATTCCCAGTTTAATTTACCCAGTGTAGCCTAACAGCAATATCCGTTCTCAAACCCTCTACTACATGAAATAAAAAATCAATCAAAATATTGTGTTGATTATTCTACTTACCTAGTTTTCAGGTAGCCTTTATCACCCTATGCAGTAAAAGTTCCATCACGTCACCACACAAGCCTACACACACAGGATGCTGCATAATCTGGCGCACACAATCCAATACAACTGAATAAACCATAAAAAAAGCTTGCTTATCATTTAGATAAGCAAGCTTTTTAAGCCATCAATGCAAGAAACCAATTTTCAGCACCCGCTTTTACAAATCCCTCTCTTTAAAACGGCTGCTGCAATTCACTTAAACTAATACCCAAAGCTTGGGCATATTTGACCAAAGTTTTTTCAGGTAGCCTCTTAAACACGGCCGGTTGCAAATGTCGGCGCAGCTGCCAGCGCCACACGCCGGCGGCCATGGCCAGGCTGGTTTCGTCGTGACGGCTGCGGAACATGTGGTAATACAAAGCGGAGCGTTCGCCGCATTCCACAGCCTGCTTGGCGGCTTCGGTCTGTTCCTCCAACTCGGCCACAGCCTGCACGGTGGCATAAGATTCATCTTGCCAGCCGGTGCTGGTGGCAGCTTGGTAGCGGCCATTGTGCGTGCCGTAGATAATTTTTTGATGCCCACGATAGCTGGGGCTGTCGTCTTGCGGAATATCGTTGATATCCATACCAAATGGTTCCAAACAAGCAGAATTTGGTTTTCAGGTAGCCTTACCAAGAACAGATAGTCGGTTTTCAGGTAGCCTCAGGCATACACTGCTTCCAACAGCATAAAACAAGTGGAAAAGCGGCCGCTTTCGGGAATGTAGCACAGGACTTTCTGGCCGTTTTGAATGTCCGAACGGCGCATAAACTCTTCCAAAATAATGTAAATCGCCGCCGAGCCGGTGTTGCCTTTATAGTACAGGTTGGTAAACCATTTTTCTTCGGCAATCGGCAGCCCCGCTGCGGCAAGGCCGTTGGCCAGTTTGCTGCGGAAGAAACCGGAAGAATAATGCGGTAAAAACCAATCAATCTCGTCGGCTTGCAGGCCATATTTAACAATCAAGCGGCGCAGCGGCTTTTCCACTGTATAGGCCACGATATTTTCGTTCAGCAGCTTCACATCCTGCTTCACCGCCATCAGGCTGCGCTTGGCGCACTCATCGGCATCAACGTCTTTCCAACTCAGCCATTCCCCGCCCTGCCCCACTTCGCCGCCGGCATACATGCACACCGGCATCTCGTTGGCATACGACAGCAAATCAATCCAATGGATTTTGAAATTCAATTGCCCAACCAACGGCTCACTGCCCAGCTGCACCGCGCCGGCGCCGTCCGACAGCATCCAGCGCAAAAAATCCTTTTCAAACGCAATTTCCGGCTTGGCATCCTGCAGGCGCAGGCTGTCGGTTTCACAACGGAAACGCTCGCCGCGCAATACCGCCGAAGCCGTTTCCGAAGCCGCTGCCACCGCTTCGCGGCATTCGCCGGTGCGCACCGCGCGTTCGGCCTGCTTCATCGCCGCCATCCCCGCCACACACACGCCAGCCGTGCTCACCACCTCGCAGGGCGGAATCTGCGGCAGCAGCCCATGCACCATCACCGCATGGCCGGGCAAAATCTGGTCGGGGTAAGACGTGCCGCAGGCAAGACTGCCGATTTCGTCCGCACGCAATCCCTGCTCCAACAAACCGCGCACCGCCAGCGCAGCCAGCTCTGTGTTGCTATGGGTGGCACGGCGGGTGTGCGGATCGATGGCGTAGTAGCGGGAAGTAATCGCGTTGGAGCGCAAAATCATCTTGCGTACGCGCGAAGGCGTATCACCCGTCATACCGAGCACGGCTTCCATCTGCTCATTGCTCACCGGCGGATTCGGCAGAAACGCAGCAGCGCGTTTGATATAAACATCTGATGGCTTATGCAATTCCGGCTCCCCTTCGATTTATTCGATGTGTGTGTGGACATTTTCAGGTAGCCTGCAGCGGCATATAGCAAAGGCTACCTGAGACTTAGCAGCTAACGAAGAACAGCCTGAAACGCTAAACATTTCAGGCTGTTGTATTATTTGGTGCCCAGGGTCGGACTCGAACCGACACACCTTGCGGCGGGGGATTTTGAGTCTATTAGGCATCCATTTATAAACAAATGCTTGTGAATATAAAAAATCTACACAAGCTAAAAAATAGCCTTACGAACATCATTGATTTTAACAGAAAAAGAAAATGGGCGTAGAACAAAATAAGAGCACGTAATATAGACAGCATAATTAAGCATAAAACTGATTAATCTTGAATAAATATGCGTAGATTTTAAGCACATAAAAATCTATCAAAAGTAAGACGGCTCTAAGTTTTGCTTATAACAGAATGCTGCATAAAAATTACTCATTTTTTGAACGCCGGGCAGGCGGGAGGGGAGCGCGCGGGCTCGCCGAGCAGGTTGGGAAAAAATAAAAAAAATCAGCTCCGATTTTTCGGAGCCGATTTTGCTGGAAGTGCTGGGAGTATCAGGCAGCCTGTGGCTCTATCGCGTATGGGGCGAACTTAAACACCTCGAGCCCAAGCCGCTCGTTGATGTCGATAAACGTTTGCTGAAGAGGCGTTACCTCATTTCGGGCGAATACCTTGGCTGCTGTCATCGCGTCGCCAAGCCCGCCGGTTGCCTTGGGCACGATACCCATCAGCGACGGCGGTACGCGGTGGATAGCCAGCATGTCTTCAGCACTCACAGATTTAATGTTTAAAAACTCATCCTTGGCCGCGATCTCCGCAATCGGAATTAATTTGATGCCGTCGGGATTCCCGCCGGGTGCACGCAGCACCACGTTTTTAAAGTTACCGTTGCCCTTAGAGTTACGGAGCTGTTGCTTAACATTATCCCAGCCATCCTCATCAATTTTGGTGTCTGTGGCATACAGAATAAATCCAGCATGGGAACCGTTTTTATAGTAGCGCACCCTGAACCGAGTCGCGCTCTCATTAAGGTCGATGGAGTTGAGCGCCGCCAAATAATACGGCATCCCATAAACCTCCTGCTTCAGGTTTGGCTGCATGATATGCACGATTTGCTTGCCGCTTATTTTTTCGTAGTCAACGCCAAAGTCATCATTGCGCAAATAGACAAAATCTTTGAGATTGGACGCACGGCGCATGTACAGAGCCAGCCGGCTTTGCATACCGATCACATCGCCGAAGCGGTTGCGTTGCATTTCCAGGTAGCCATTGCCCAGCACCAAGTAATTAAACGCCAGCTTCTCAAACTCTGCACGCGACAAATACTTCGTCGGCTCAAACGTAACTTTAAGGATATTAATTTTGGCTTGAATCGCTGAAGCATGATGCACACCCTTTTCCAACAGTCGCACCACATCAAGCCAACTCACCGGCGTTTCATAATAAACCCCGTTATCCAGGCAGCCTAAAAAATCAAACAACCCATGCTCCCCGGGTAAATCCTCAAAGCTGAATACTTCCATATCAATATTGCTCATTGTTTTGCTCCATTAGAAAATTTCCACTTCGCCGCCACCGGTCGCAAGCGACCCGTCCAGCGGCTCCTGATAAAACACCTGCAACGCTGCCCATGCCACATCCGAATGGCTTAACTCATTCGAGCGGCCGCTGGCATAAGTAACCTGCTTACCGCTGGCCGTCGCCACTGTGCGAATGCTCAAAAATGCCGCAGTAATATCCTTGTGATCCAATTCCCACTCAACGCGGCGGTCGCGCAAGAGCGAGTGCATTTTATTAACCATCAAATACTTTTCCTGCAGCGAGTATTGCACCCCAACCACCGGCGGGAAAAAGCTTTGTACCAGTTGCAGCACTGCTGCCCCCAACCCCGTCTTATCTACGACGATTTTTTGCACGTTGTAGCGCTCGGTCGTCTTTTTGATAAACGCAGCCTGTTCCTCGAAATTGTTGCCGCGCAGCATGTGGTGCTCGATGATGCGGAATTTGTCGCCGGCAAAGCGTGGCGCTAACACCACTACCAACGCCGCCGCATCTCCCGAGTCGGTCGGGTCGTAGCCAATCCACACCGGCAGCATTCCAACCGGTCGAGCCGCAAACGGCTTATAAAAATCGCGCCATTCATCCCACGAATCCACCGCACACTTCTGCAGTAATTCAAAGCTGAACACATTACTGCCGTCCTCGGTAAATTCACACAAAAAGAGCTGGCGGAACTCTTCCGGCGAATTTTCAAGCAGCAATTGCTGGCGGTCGAACAAGTTGCATCCACCTGCCTCGGCATCGTCCAAGGTAACGATTTGGCGAAATTGCCCATCCTCACAAGCTCGGCCTGCAGCCAAGGCCGCATGCGATAAATCCAACTTAACCTGCTCCGACTCCGGGCGGCCACGATTAAACCGCTCACCCATCCAAAATGGATAGGCCGCATGTGCCGTACTTGACGGCGTCGAAAAATAAGTAATGCGGTAGTGCTTTTGCGCCGCCATCGGTTTTGCCAGCCGCGTCAGCTCGTCAAAATCAGGAATCCAAAAATATTCATCCACATACAAATCACCATGCCTGCCCTGTGCGGTGCGGCTATTGGTGCCCAAGAAATGCAGCTCGGCACCATTCTGCAGTCGAATCACATCACCTTTAAGCTCCACGTCCACCATCTGCGCCAGGCTGATCATGTATTGCTTAAAAATAAACGCCTGCGCACGCGAGGCCGATAGGAAAATCTTGTTTTTGCCTGATACCAGCGCATCCACCAATGCCTCACGGGCAAAGAAAAAGGTTGCACCGATTTGCCGGCTTTTGAGGATATTGCGGAAACGCGCCTTGTTTTGCCACCAGGCACGCTGATAGTCGAACTGTTGCTCCCGGAAAATCTCTTGCACCCGCAGCATTTGCTCGCTGGTAAATACATTCGGCTCCGGCTTGCGATTACTCGGCACCCGCTCACGTTCCTCATGCGGCGGCTTCGGCGGGTTGTCGATAGTCGGTATTTTGTGCCCGTGATCCACCACCATGCGCAGCCCCTTGCCTTTCTGCGGTGGCTCATCCGCTGTTTTCGGCGCATCGGGCAACACCTCACCCAGCTCGGCCACTTCCGGCGCAGCATCCTTTCGCGGCTGTCCGCCCATCAAGCCAAACAACTGCTTAATCTCTTTGTAATCCGCATCCGATTTTTTCGGCCGGCTAATCAGCTGGTGCAAACGCATTTCCGCGCTGGCCGCCACCCGCTGCATCGGTGTGCCGCCATCCCAGTTGTCGCGGTTTTTCCAACTGTACACAGCAGGCGGCTTGAGCCCGAGCAGGCGGGCAATATCAGAAATGCGCCAGCCCTGCCAATACAGCAGCCGCGCCTGAATGCGCGGGTCGAGGTTGCTGGCAATCGCAGCGGTTGGCGGCGGCGTAATGTGTTTTCGGCTCATTTTTTGCAGTCGGTAAATAAATAAAGTCAACAATCGCCCGTTTTGCGACTGCTGGCATCATCCCGCATTTGTAAAAAATCCCCCCAAAACAACAGCGGATAGACCACGCCACCCGCTGCCGCCAAACTATCCGCATCTTATTACGCGCAAGCCATCCGCACACCCAAGACAGCGAGACCAAACCATGCCTGATAGCAAAGCCACCACCACCGATTGGCGCATTGTCGGCGTTTCCGGCGATACCATCGACGGCCGCCTCATCAATGCCCAAGAGCTGGAGGAAATGGCCGCGCAATACGACCCCGAAATCTACGGAGCCCGCATCAACCTAGAGCACGTCAATTTCCTGCTGCCCGACTATGCCGGCGGCTATGGAGACGTGCTCGAACTCAAAACCGAACCTTGGCACAAAGACCCGAGCAAAACCGCACTGCACGCCAAGCTCGCTGTGCTGCCCGCTCTGCAAAAGCTATGGGATGAAGGCAAGAAAATCTATACCAGCATGGAAATCGTGAGCCCATTCGCCGACACCGGCAAAGCCTACCTCGCCGGCCTCGCTATTACCGACACCCCGGCCAGCCTCGGCACCACCGCCAATTTTTCCCGCGCCGCCGAACAAGCCGGCAGCCAACAAACCGTTTTTTCCGCCTATCGCCTACTTGAGGAAACCGTTATGCCGCAAAACCAAACCCAGCCACAAAACCCAACCGCCGACAAACCGCTCACCGAAGCCGGTGCCGAAAGCCTGTTTGCCCGCCTGCTCGCCAAATTCACTGCTGGAAGCAAACCCGAGCAGCAACCGGCCGAGCCAGCCCAACCGCCCGCCGCGAAGCCGGAAGACTACAGCCACCCCATCGCTGACATTCGCCAGGAATACCAAACCGCAGCCGAGCTCGTGCAAAAGCTGCTCGACAAACAAGAGGCCGACGGTAAAGCCTACAACGAGCTGGCCGCCAACCACGAAAAACTGCGCCAGGAATTTGACACCCTGCTCGCCCGCCTCGAAACCGAGCCCGCCGCAGGCGAACGCCAAGAGCACACCGGCAGCAACAACCAGCCGACAGTCGGCTGGTAAACAACAGGCTACCTGAAACCACCACACCTAAACCGCCTCATCCTCTACAGAAAGAAACCATCATGCGCACCCAACAACGAAAAACCGCCATCGCCGGCCTGTTTAGCGCCGTCGCCGCCGCCAACCACATCGCCCCCGATGAAGTCAGCAAAGACTTTGCCGTCGAACCCGCTGCCGTGCAGAAGATGTACGACGAAATCGCCCTCTCCAGCGAACTGCTGCAGAAAATCAACATCGTCGGGAAAGAGGAAAAAATCGGCCAGATTATCGGCCTATCCAGCGGCCTCATCGGCTCCAATACCGACACCGCAGCAGCCAACAAAACACGCGCCCCGCGCAGCATCCACAGTTTGAGCGACCGTAAATTCCTGCTGGAAAAAACCAACTTCGACGTGGCCCTACGCTACGACGAAATCGACGGCTGGGCTGCTGTCGCCAAAGATTTCCCCGCCCGCATCAACAAGAAAATCGCCGAATCCATCGGCATCAGCCTGGTTACCATCGGCGTCAACGGCAAGAAACGTGTGAAAGACAGCGATTTTGCCAGCAATCCGCTGCTGCAAGACGTAGCCAAAGGCTGGCTGCAGAAAATGCGTGAGGAAAACCAAACCCGCGTCATGGGCTGGCAGTCCGGCCAAATCGGCACCACCAAGCAGGCGGTTAAATACGGCCCCGGCGCATCTGAATACAAAAACCTCGATGCCGTGGTAACCGACGTACTCAACGAAATGATGGACGAGCGTTTTGCCGACCGCACCGACTTCGTTGTGCTGGCTTCGCGTCGCACCGTGGGCGATAAATACCTCCGCATCGTTAATGCCAGCGGCGATAAAGCCACCGAAATCGAGGCCGGCGGCCGCCTGAATGAGAAACGTACCCTCGGCGGCTTGCCCGTGATGTATGTGCCAAATTTCCCGGCCGACACCATCCTAGTTACCCCGCTGAAAAACCTGTCTATCTACTATCAGACCGGCGGCGAACGCAGACACATCAAAGATGCCCCCGAGCGCGACCAAATCGAGAGCTACCAATCCAAAAATATCGACTATATCGTCGAAGAGTACGGCGCCGCCGTGCTGGTGGAAAACCTCGAATACGCCGCCTAATCACCATCGCCAGCCGGCTGCCACATTCGGCAGCCGGCCGTTTACCGAACCATCAAGGAAACCGTAATTATGACTAGCCCAGCCCGTCGCCACTTTTTGCAGGAAAGCGCCCGCCTCGCCGCCGAGGCTGGTGGCGACATCCCGCTCGCTGAATTAAGCGTTTACCAGCAGCTGCTCAAACAACTGTATCAAGACAAAACCATCCTCAAGGCCATCAACAGCAACACCGATAAAGCCAAAGCCAAGGCCGACATGCTGCCAGCCTACGCCGAATGGATTGCCGGCGTGCTGCAGGGTGAGCAAGCCCAAGCCGACGACAAAATCACGCCAACTGTGCTGATTTGGATGATTGATTGTGGCCTGCTCGATGAAGCCATGCCGCTCGCCTCTTTCGCGCTAGAGCACCAATTGCCAACCGCTGATGAGTTCCAACGTGAAATGCCTGATTTGCTGCTTGAAGAGTACGCAGACCAGCTTTCCACCGGTTACACCATCACCGGCGAGCACCTGAAAACCTTGGTTGAATGGGCCACAGCCAAAGGCGAAGACGGCATGCACCGCTACAACGTCAATGACAACATCCGCGCCAAGCTACTAAAAGCGGCCGGCGAATGGGCCGAAGTGCAGCAAATGCCCGACTACGCCCGCAGCTTGTACGAAACCGCCCTTAACTACAACGACCGCATTGGCGTGAAAACCCGCATCGCCGCCTTAAGCAAAAGCAGCTGACCCTCTCCCCCGCCGTATGGGGCGCGGCGGCCTGTCTGTCGGATTTCCTTTGTTTCCTTTGCCGCCAGCCCGTGCCGCCGCTGCCGCCATACCAAAACATAACCTCCGAGCCGTGCCATGTCCGAACTCACTTTCCCAACTGCCCCAAGTAACGAACAGCCGCCCAGGCTAAAAAACATCAGCTCGGGCAGTTTTTGGCCGGAAATCGACCTCGACCATCTGCGCCAAGCTGCCCGCATTGACACCACCATCACCCCCGAACGCCTGCACCATACAGCAATCGAAGCGGTGGCCTATGTCAATGCCCAATTGTCCGAGCTGATGCGCCTGCGCCCGCATCTCGCCCGCGCCGACGACCTCACCATCAATGGCGAAAGTATCTGCCACCACCGCTACCGCCGCGCCGTGTACTGCTACACCAAAGCCTTATTGCTCGAAGCCTATGCCGACTACGACGCTACAGGTAAAACTGCCGAACGTGCCGCCGCCAAACAAGAGCAAGCCGAAGACTACCGCCGCGAAGGGCATCACGCCATTGCCTGGCTGCTCGGTCGCCGCCGCATTGATGCAGAGCTACTTTGAGGCTACCTGAAATGCGCCGAATCAACCAAGCCGCCGATACTGTCATCAGCACCGAAGGCGACACCATTAGCGCCATTGCTTATCGCCTCTATGGCAGCAGCCGCCACCGGGTGGAAGAGATTTTGGAGCGTAACCCCGGCCTGTGCCGCTATCCGGCGCCGCTGCCTGCTGGTATCGCCATCAGCCTGCCAATCCAACAAAACAACAACGAGCCGGCTGTTATTAAAACCGTCAATTTGTGGGATTAAACCAATCATGACTCCAACCCCTACCTCTGACAAACACACCGCTCTAGTCAATACCGCCGTTATTGTGATCGGCAGCTACCACCTGCCTATTTCAATCGCTTTCGGCGCACTGGTCGGATCCAGCCTGTTTATCTTGAGCCGTCGCGGGCATGGTCCGGTATATAAGGCTTGGCTGTTTGCCCTCTCCTATTTCTCCGGCGTATTTGGTGGCGAAGATGCTGCCGCCATTCTCAATTGGATGTTGCCCGACCGTGGCCTGTTGCAAATAAACGAGTTCACCGGTGCCGTGCTCGCCTCCGCATTTTCCGTGGCCCTGATCCAGTACGCCTATTCCATCATCGACCGCCGTACCCGAGAGGAGGAAGATTTATGATGACCCCATTGCAATACGGCATTATTGGTGCCCTCGCCACTGCCTCGGCCATCAGCGTGATGTTTTTCGACAAACGCGGCAAAACACACAAGCCGCTGGCCTCCGTCATCGCCTATCTGATTTTTTTACAAATGGCCGCGCTCGCCGGCGCCGCCTATCTGCGCGCCGACCGTCTCATCGTTTGGCTGCTCATCCTCGGCCTCGCGCTCTACACAGGCAGCATCCTGCTGGCGCGTGGCAACGTCACCAAAATCCAACCACCAGGAAACCGGAGTAAATCATCATGACCCCATTGCTCAAGCATGGCGATAAAGGCGAGTCAGTCGCCGTCCTACAACGTGCCCTCATCGCCGCCGGCCACCCCATCGCCGCCGATGGTGATTTCGGCAATAAAACCGAAGCCGCCCTCCTCGCTTACCAACAACAGCGCGGCCTCGTTGCCGACGGTATTTATGGCCCCGCGACCGCCGCCGCCATTGCCCATGTATCCACAAAAGGCTACCTGAAAGAAGCCGACATCCGTTATGCCGCCGAGCTATTGCAGGTCGAACCCGCCGCCGTCAAAGCCGTAGTGCAGGTGGAGAGCGCCGGCACAGGCTACCTGAAAGACGGCCGCGTCAAAATCCTGTTTGAGCGCCACATTTTTTATAAAGAGCTGGTCAAAGCCAAAGGTAAAGCTTTTGCCGAGAGCATGGCCGCCGAAGCCCCTCACGTCTGCCACCCGCAGCCGGGCGGCTATCGCGGCGGCGTGGCCGAATATCCGCGCCTCGCCCGCGCAATGGGCATCGATAAAACTGCCGGCATGGCCGCCGCTTCGTGGGGTTTGTTTCAAATCATGGGCTTAAACCACGCGGCCGCTGGCTTTGATTCCGTGGATGAATTTGTCGATGCAATGAAAGAGAGCGAAGGGCAGCAGCTCCGAGCCTTTGCCAACTTTGTTAGAGCCAACAAAGCCATGCACACCGCCCTGCAGAAAAAAGACTGGGAAAAATTCGCCAGCCTCTACAACGGCCCCGCCTACAAACGGCACAACTACGACAGCAAGCTCGCCAACGCCTACGCGCGCTATGCCGCCCAAGCCTCGCCTGAAGCGCAATAACCCAACTAGTTCCAAAACGGAACAAGTTGCTTTGAACTGGTGCAGTTTGCACCAGTTCAGGCTACCTGAAAGCCGAAACCATGCTCCCCGTCAAAATTAATCTGCCCATCATCCTCGCCGCCCTGCTCGCCGCTTCGGGCATTGCCCAAACTGTACAGCACTACCGCCTCAAATCCGTGCAAACCCAGCTCACCTATGCCAAAGACGACCTCGAAACCAGCCGCCTCGAACTCAAGCAAGCCAACGACCGCGCCGCCGCACTGCAGGCAGCTAATCAGCAAATGATGCAGCAGCTCGCCGCTGCTCAAGCCGAAGCTGCTGCCCGCCGTGATGCACTTGCTCAAGCGCTGCAAACCAATGCCGCATGGCGCGACACCGAGCTGCCCGAATCGCTGAAGGAGCTATTTAAAAAATGACTGAAACCATCCAAATCACCCCGCATTTCACCCTAGCCGAACTCACCCGCAGCGGCATCGCCGCTGCCCGTGGCCTCAACAATCAGCCCAACGATGCCCAGCTCGCCAATATCCGATCCACCGCCGAGCGCCTAGAAAAAATCCGCGCCTATTTGTGCCAAAAATACGGGCGCAGCGTCGCCATCCGCGTTACTTCCGGCTTCCGCAGCCCGGCAGTCAATCGCGCCGCCGGTGGCTCGCCCACGTCCGCCCACCCGCACGGCTCGGCTGCCGACATCCGTGCCGCCGGCCTCACCAGCCGCCAACTGGCCGAAGACATCATGCAAATGCGTAATGAGGGGCTGATTACTTTCGACCAGCTCATCCTCGAATTTCCTAATACGCCTGGCATCAATTCATGGGTGCATTTCGGCTGCCGCCACCACAGCGCCGAACGCAACCAAGCTAAAACATCGGCAAAACGCCGCATCGGTGGCAGGCTGCAAACTGTCTATTTGGAGGGATTAACCGCATGAGCCACGCCCAAGCCGTCATTGCCGCCACCTTATTGCTGGCCGCCTGCACCCCGAAAACCGTTGTTCGTTATCTGCCCCCGAGCTGCCCAGCCGTGCCCGAGTGCACCCGCTCCCCCGTCAGTCTCACCACCAACGGCGACCTCGCCCAAGCCTATTTGCAGCGTGATGCCGAATTGGCGCAATGCAAAATCGCCCGCGATACCCTGCAACAATGCCTCACCACCACGCCCAAACCATGAGCCGCCAAATCGACCAAGCCTGCGAAATCGAAGAGATGCACCGCCGTCTCGCCCTCGAGGAGCAGATAAGAAAAAGCCAAACCGCCGCTGCCGTCTCCGCCTACGAATGCGAAGAATGCGGCGAACCCATCCCAGAAGAGCGCCGCCGCGCCGTTATCGGCTGCCGCTGCTGCGTAACCTGCCAGGAGGAAATCGAACATTATGGAAAAACCCGCATCGCTGCGCGCCGCCATTGAAAAAAGCCTACCGGAAATCGCACAACATCCCGACAAGCTCACCCTGTTTGTCGGCAACGGCCACATTCGCGCCTACAAGGCCACCCTATCGCACACCGCCGAATTTACCCTCTCCCTGCTGATTACCGATTTCACCGGCAACCTCGACGCGCTGCACACCACCATCGTCAATTGGTTGCAAACCCATCAGCCCGATATTCTCGGTCCCGGCAACACCGACCCCGCTGCCTACCGCTTCGAGGCCGACATCCTCGCCGATAACAGCTACGACATCCTCATCGAGCTCAAGCTGTCTGAGCGAACCCGCGCCTTGGTGGATGATAACGGCAACGTCCAAATCGACCACCCGACCGAGCCGCAGCATAAAACAGACCTCTCCGGCATCCTCGGCAATGGCGGTTAAGGCCACCTGAAGAGGCTACCTGAAATGTCCGCATCCCCCGAACTCGACCGCTACATCGAAAACCTCGATACATTAATCCGCAAGCTGTCGCCCGCCGAACGCCGCCGCCTTGCCGGCGACATCGGCCGCCAAATCCGCCAGGCCAACAAACGTCGGATCCAAGCCAACATTGAGCCTAGCGGCGCCAAAATGCGCCGCCGTAAAAACAGCAAAAGCTATCTTGATGGATACCGGAGATTAAGGAGTAATGAAAAATTACCCATCGGAAAAGATTTCATTTACGACGGCCCATATACCCGGCATCCCGGTGAAATCCGCCGGCTGATTAGCCTCAAAACCCCGTCCACTGATGCCAAATACGGCAACGAATGGCGCACTGGACAATCTGGCAACCGCTACCGCCGCCGCAATTACGATCCTAAATATGTGGAAGGTTATGCCTTGGTAAACGGGCAATCGCCAGGCACGGCCGGAGGCGTATCCAAATTCAACCGCCAGCATATTTATGTGGCAGACGGCAGCAAACGCATCAGGGAAAAACTAATGTTCCGTAAAATCCATCAGTATAAATTCCTCAAACTCAAAGCCACCGACCACGAGGCCGCCGTCGGTTTCATGACAGGCTTGGTCGGCAGCATTGCCGCCAGCCACCAATACGGATTAGGCAATCGCCCGGCTCGCTCCCTGCTAGGCTTTTCCGGCGACGACCTGCGCTTGATTGAAGAAACCGTGGTTCGCTATCTGGCCGAAGTGTCCAAATAGCAACAGGCTACCTGAAAAGTTTCAGGTAGCCTGCAAGTAAGCTTTGTTTATTTTAATTTTTCTTTTAGGACTGCTATCTCTTTTTGTACCTCCAATAAAGCAGCTACTATTGAATCATCAAAAGAAAGCGGCCTTTCGTCGATATTGTAATAAAAAGAATATTTTATTCTATCTATCATCTCCGCATTTAATGAGCGACCACGTTTTTCCGCGCTAGTCTTAAGCTCTTCATATAAATCTTCAGGTAGCCTGATTTGGGTGCGAGTAGTATTTTTTTCCATAATTGTATTTGACACTAAAAACGCACTATTGTATAGTGCCATTAACGACACTATTTAAACACTAAAAAGGAGGTAAACATGAAGCAGCCGATTTGGCGTTCCCAAGTGCGCTTACCCATCGGCATCGTACATTGGCTAAAAGATAAAGCAGAAAAGGAATATAAATCTATGAATAGGCTGATTATAGAAATTTTAGAGAAGGCTAAGCAACATGACACAGGAAATTAAATTTCATGAAAAGGAAAACGCCTCAACGGCGACCACCGTTGAAGCGTCAAATACTAAACCTAACCACTTTAGAAAGGATAGTAGCATGTATCATAATGTAACCGTGCTTGTTTTTCAACAGCATCATCTCGATATCACCGACATCAACGACCAGCCTTGGTTAAGGTTAGGACAAATTGGCTTAGCCTTGGGATATTCCAATCCTGCCGATTTACAAAAAGTTTATAACCGCAACGCCGACGAGTTCGACGACAGCATGACCCAAGTCGTCGAGCTGGACACCGCAGGCGGTCGGCAGTCAACCCGTATTTTCTCCCTACGCGGCTGCCATCTGCTCGGCATGCTCGCCCGCACCGAACCGGCTAAAGCCTTCCGTCGCTGGGTGCTTGATGTATTGGCCGATTATGCCGAACGTGGCCGTCGTGCCGCCAGCGCTAAAATCACTGCCAATCAGGCGTATCAGTTGCGGCAGGCTGCTGCCTTGCTGGCCGAACGCACCGCCGAGCCGCCGCAGTCGGTATACGCCCGCTTTTTCCGCGCATTCACCATCCGTCAAACCAGCGATTTGCCTGCCACCCGCTTCGATGAGGCGTTGGAATGGCTGCGCCATGCCGCACCGCCGGCCGCCTGGCATCCACAGCTTACCCCTGATGATGTGCGCTATCTGCGAGAGCAGGGTGCTGGCGACACAAAATTGCTCAATATCGCTATCAAGAACCGTCATCTATTGCCGCCAGCCATTTTGCTCGCAACACAGGAGGGGTAATCATGGCCACCGTCAATATCAACATCCATGAAGCTTTCGACCGTAACAACATCCACAAATGCTGCGACGACCTGCGTGCCACCTATCTCGGCTTGTGCAGCATAGTGGATTTGTTAAGCGGCCAGTCATCTGCCCTGCCGCTGGATGCTGACCAACTAGCCTGCCTTTTGCGGCTGGTTGCCGCCGATTTGGATAACGGCATCGGTCGCTTAGGCATGCTCTAATCCGCCAAACAAAACAATATAAAAAGGCTACCTGAATTTTCAGGTAGCCTTTGCCGCTTGTAAAAAATCCCCTCAAACCGGCCGCCGACAGCCCCCGCGCGATAGCGGCGGCATAATCGGCACACGTCCATTTTACGAGCCACCCCGTGAACACCGCCGAAATCTCCCGCCTGCTCGCCAACCTCATCAAGCAGGGCACGATTGCCGAAAGCGACCCGGCAGCCGGCCGCGTGCGCGTGCTGCACGGCGGCCTCACCACCGATTGGCTGCCTTATTTCGTGCCAGCCGCCGGCGGCGTATCCGTGCACCGTCCTCCCAGCGTCGGCGAAAACTGCATTGTACTATCCCCCAGCGGCGAGCCCGCCAACGGCATCGTCTTGTGCGGTATGGCCTCCAACCAATTCCCGCAACCAGGACAATCGGCAGACGAAACCATCGTCAAATTTCCAGACGGCGCAGTCGCCAAGTACAACCACGCCGACAGCAAGCTCAATATTTCCGGCATCAATACCGCCAATATCCAGGCAGCCAGCCTGACTACCGTCGATTGCCCGCAAAGCACCTTCACCGGTGCCGTTACCGTGCAGGGTTTGTTTACCTACCAATCCGGCATGGCCGGCAGCAACGGCGCCACCGGCACTACCACCATCACCGGAGACTTTAAACACAAAGGCAGCTTTGAAAATACCGGCAAAGTCAGCAGCAACGGCATCGTGTTAGACACCCACGTCCACGGTGGCGTTTTGCCGGGCGGCGGCAACACAGGAGCACCGCAATGATGTCTGAAGCCACCGGCCGCCTGCTGCCGCTTACCGACCACGTCCGCCAATCCATCCGCAATATCCTGTTTACCGCCGTCGGCACCCGCGTCCAGCGTGAGGAGTACGGCAGCCTGCTACCCCTGCTGATGGATGCCCCGCTCAACGAGGTAACGCTGTTGCGCTGCAATGCCGCCGTAGTGTTGGCGCTCGCCAAATGGGAGCCGCGTTTGGTGATTACCGCCGCCGAAACCCGCGCCGTCCCGGCCGATAGCGGTTTGAGTGTGGAAATCAGCATCACCGGTCGGCTCGGCGGCCAAATCGAAAACTTTATTGTCGGATTGTAACCATATGGAAATCGACCTTACCCAACTGCCTGCCCCCGATGCGGTCGAGGTGTTTAGCTTTGAGCAGATTTTTGCACGCAAAAAGCAGCAGCTCATTGCGCTCTGCCCGGAAAGCATCCGCACCGTCATTGCCGCCACGCTGGAGCTGGAGAGCGAACCGCTCACCATCGACCTGCAGCAGCAAGCCTATTCAGAAATGCTGGTGCGCCAGCGCATCAACGAGGCCACACGCGCCGGCTTCTTGGCTTTGGCCGCCGGTGCCGACCTCGACCATATCGGCGCAGGGCGCGGGCTCACCCGCAAAATCATCCAAGCCGCCGACCCCGCGCAAATCCCGCCTGTGCCGGAAATCAAAGAATCCGACAGCGATTTCCGTAAACGCATCCAGCTCCACCCGGAGAAATTCGCGGCGGCTGGGCCGCGTGCTGCCTACATCGCCCATGCGCTGGATGTGGACGGCGTAGCCGATGCCAACCCAACCCGTCCGGTGGCCGGCACCGTGCGCGTGTACATCAAGAGTTACGCCAACCAAGGCGTGCCGGAGCGCTCGTTGCTCGACACTGTGGTCGCCTACTTGTCTGCTGAAGAGCGCCGCCCATTAAACGACTTGGTCGAAGTAGAAGCAGCCGCACCGAAGGTTATCAGTATCGAATATGAGACCGTATTTGAGAGCGGTCCCGATAAAACCTTGGTCGCCGCCCAGCAGCGCCGCGACTTAGAAAAAGTGCTGGATGAAAACAGCGGCCTTGCCGGCGAACTGGCGCTCTCCAAAATCATCGGCGCGCTCGATGTGGTCGGCGCGAAAAAAGTGCGCCTGATCCAGCCAACCGCCGACATCGTTTGCACCGCCGGCGAATTTATCCGCGTCGCCACCATAACCGCCCGCGAGGTCGGCGCATGAGCCAAACCATCCTCCCCAGCAACAACAGCCAATTGATGCACGCGCTCGCCCGGCTCACCGAGGCCGAAACCGCCGCCATCGATTGGCGCGTGATTACCCAGTCAAAAGACTCGGCTGTGTGTGCCGCCGCCTGGCTGCCGTGGCTGGCGTGGGAGAACAGCATCAGCGACGCCGAAGGCTGGCGCTTTGCCGAAACCGAACAAGCGCAGCGCAACCTCATCGCCGGCTACATCGAAAAGCATCAGCTCAAAGGCACGCCCGCCGTCATCCGTCGCCTGTTTAGGGATTTGCATCTCGGCGAAGTGGACATCTTGGAGCGGGTAACTGAAAAAACATGGGACGGCAGCTTTAGTTTTGACGGCTCGCACCTGTTCGGCGGCGCACCGGGCGACTGGGCCAAATACGCCATCGTCCTCAAACGGGTAGTCAGCATCGAGCAGGCCGAAGTTATCAAGGCGCTGCTCGCAGAAATCGCCCCTGCCCGCTGCCAGCTGCTCTATCTCGACTTCCGCAGCAATCCGCTGTACTGGGACGGCGAAATCACTTTCAACGGCAACTACACATTTGGAGCAATCACAAGTGGCTAATATCAAAAACACCAAAGAATGGGTGGACAACGTCCGCCAAATCGAGGTCGGCGACCGCGTGATCGGCGGCACCGATGCCCCAATCAATATCTGCCTCTCGCACCTTGTCGGGCGCACAGGCTACCTGAAAGACAAAATCGATGCGGTGCCCACCGCCAGCGTCGCCGGCCTGCTTAAAATCTCCTCTGTTACTAATAGCACCGCCGAAGACACCGCCGCCTCATTAAAAGCTGTCAAGGCCGCCTACGACAAAGCCGTTGCCGCCGAAGAAGCAGCAGAAGGCACAGTCAAAACTACCGACAACCAAGAAATCGCCGGCGACAAAGCCTTTTCCGGACTTACCACCCTGAAAAAGGGCGCGATTGTGGCCGACAGCGTGGGCGACTTTAATGCCAACCAATACCTGCAAATCGGATCGAACAACGTAAATTCATATCTCCACAACAAGAAGAGCGGCAAATACCTCTCCATGCGTAACGACGGCGAACTACGCTATGACGGCAAGCGCCTGCTCAATGTGGACGACCTCGCCGGCATGATACCCAGCGGCGCCGTGATGTACTTCGCCGGGCAGACCGCCCCGACCGGCTGGCTCAAAGCCAATGGCGCCGCCGTATCCCGCACTACCTATGCCGCCTTATTTGCCGCCATCGGCACGACCTATGGCGCAGGCGACGGGCGCAGCACTTTTAACCTGCCTGACCTGCGCGCCGAATTTGTGCGCGGCTGGGATGATGGACGAGGCATAGATAGTGGGCGTGCTTTCGGGTCGGCGCAGAGCGACGCTATCCGCAATATCAAAGGCAGCATTGAGGCTTTATACAGTGGATATCGGTACACGCTCTACACCAAGGCCGACGGGGCATTTGGCACAGAATTTGATGATGGTGTAAGTGCCACCTTTTCGAGCTCTAAGGGCGACAGCGACCACAACAACCGAAAAAAACGGGTGGTATTTGATGCCAGCCGCTCAGTGCCGACCGCCGACGAAAACCGCCCGCGCAACATTGCGCTGCTCGCCTGTATCAAGATTTAAGGCTACCTGAAAGGATAAATCATGAGCGCAAAACAATACCCGCCAACCAAACCCGTGTGCCAGTTGGATGCCGATAATCTCTACCTACACCAAACCGTGGCCGACCTCGACCCGTTGGCCGAAGACGGCAGCTACCTACTGCCAGCCGGCTGCATCGACACCGCACCGCCAGAAGCCCGCGCCGGTTTTGCCGCCTGCTGGCTACCTGAAAAAGCCGCATGGCAATACCTGCCCGACCATCGCGGCAAAATTGCTTACCGCACCGCAGACGGCACGGAGGTGCGGATTGAACAGGTGGGCGAGCTGCCAGCCGGACTGACCCTGCTGCCACGAGAGAACGAATATCAAACGTGGGATGAAAAAGTAAAGGCATGGGTGCTGACCAAGGAAAATCAATCACAGCTACTGGCCGAAGCTGTCGGACGCGGTGTGGTGGCCATCAACGATATGGTGGACGGCGCTTACCGGCACGTTACCCGCTTCCAACCGGAGTACGAGCTGCGCGAGCAACAGGCGCGCGACTACAAAGCAGGCGGCTGCAAAGGCGAAGCCCCGGAACAGGTGGCCGCCTTCGCCAAGCCGGCAGGTAAGACGGCGTGTGAAGCCACCGACATCATCATTGCCCAGGCAGATAAACTGCGGGCGGCAATGGGCAGGCTCGGCGTTTTGCGAATGAGGAAGTTTGAGTTAGAGACCCTCAAAACAGCCGAGGAAGTGAATAAGCGGGTGGCGGAAATATTGGCCGAAATCCAGCCGATTGCCGATAAATTATGCAAGGTGGGAAAAAATGAATAACCAACAAATCTACCTGGCTCTCTACCGTGGCCGCCGTAGCGGCAGCGGGCTCAAAGTATGGCTCGCCCGTGCCACCGATTGGCTCACCCGCAAAATCACGCGCGGCCAGTACAGCCACTGCGAAATTGCCTTCAGGCTACCTGAAAACGCTGCCGACGGCGCGCCGCTGTATGAATGCCGAAGCGCCAGTATCCGCGACGGCGGGGTGCGTATGAAGGTCATGCCGCTGCCGTCGGATAAGTGGGATGTCATCCCGCTGCCAGCCAGCCAGGCTATGACCGAACGTTTGCAAAGCCTGTGGGATAACACCCGCGCCGCGCCCTATGATTTTGCCGGTGCGATAGGTTTGGCTATTGCCTGCCGCCACAGCCGCCGCCGCTGGTTTTGCTCCGAATGGTGCGCCCAGGCCATCGGCCTGCCTGAAAGCTGGCGCTTTAGTCCCAACAGCCTGCCTGCCGTGGTGTATGCCTTTATCAATCGCGGCTGCCAGCTGTAAAAAATCCCCCTAAAAACCAAAACCCTCGCCCCGGGCGCGCCAATCGCGCATGATGGGGCAGTCCGTCAAAAAGGAATCCCACCCATGACTGCTTCCCGCCACCACGGCATCACCGCCAACGAATTTACCCACGGCGTCCGTGCCATCTCCGATATTTCCACCGCCATCATTGGTATGGTTTGCACGGCCGATGATGCCGACAACGCCGCATTCCCGCTTAATACGCCCATTTTCCACACCTCCGCCTACAACGTGCTGGGCAAAGCCGGCGAAAAAGGCACGCTCGCCAAATCGCTCGACGCTATCGTCGACCAAGCCGACGCGCAAATCGTGATTGTACGCGTGCCCGAGTCCGACAATGCCGACACCCTGAAAGCCAACGTCATCGGCAGCGCCACCGGTGGAAACTACACCGGCCTCAAGGCTCTGCGCCGCGCCAAAGCCATCACCGGCCAAACCCCAAAAATCCTCGGTGTGCCGGAAATGGATAGTCAGGATGTTGTAACCGAGCTCGTCGGCCTCGCCCAAGCCACCCGCGCCTTTGTTTATGCCTCTGCTGGCGGCGCGGAAAACATCAGCGAAGTGACCAGCTACCGCCAAAACTTCGGCCAGCGTGAGCTCATGCTCATCGATAACGACTTCTTGGCATTCGACACTACAGCTAAAACCAACAAACCGGCCGCCACCATCGCCCGCGTGCTCGGCGCCCGCGCCAAGCTCGACACACAAATCGGCTGGCACAAATCTATCTCCAATACTGAGATTAACGGCGTCTCCGCGCTCAAATACGGCCGCACTTTCGACCTGCTGGATAAAAACTGCGATGCCAACACCCTAAATAATTCCGATGTAACCACCCTGATCCGTGAAAACGGTTTCAGAGTTTGGGGCAACCGCACCTGTTCCAGCGATCCCATGCTGGCCTTTGAGGTCGCCGTCCGCTCTGCGCAGATTATCCAAGAAACCATCGCCAGCGCCTTCTTGTGGGCAATGGATAAACCCATGCACCCCAGTTTGATTGAAGACATCATCATGGGCATCAACGCCAAGCTGGCCGAATACGTCAATAAAGGCTACATCCTAGGCGCCCGCGTATTCTTGGATAAAGGCAAAGTAACCCCGCAAGCCATCCAAGCCGGCCAGTTTGCCTTTGATTACGAATGGACTTATGTGCCGCCGCTGGAAAACATGGTTTTCAACCAGCACAACACCGACACGTTCTTTGTGAATTTGGTGGACAAGGTAATCAGCTTTGCCAGCAACTTAAAAGCCACCACCATTTAAGGACAATACACCATGAAAATGCCCCGCATCCTCAAAGGATTTAACTTATTCGTCGATGGCGAAAACCAATACGGCGTCATCGTCGACGTAACCCGCCCAAAAATCGCCCGCAAAACCGAAGACTACACCCCGGGCGGCGCCATGATGGAAATGACCGTGGTGCACGGCTTTGAAAAAATGGAGCTGGAAATCACTAGCAAAGGCTACGACGCCGATATGCTGCGCTCCATGACATCCAGCATCAACGGCAAGCTCATCCGCTACCAAGGCGCCCTGCAGCAAGAAGACGGCGGCAGCTACCAAGAGCTCAAGGGCGAAGCACGCGGCCGCATCATTGAGGCCGACCCAGGCAGCGACAAGCAGGGTGAGGGCGGCGAGCACAAATTCAAAATCGCGCTTGTCTATTGGAAAGAAACCCTCGACGGCCAAGAGATTTTGGAGCTCGACGTATTAGCCAACAAAGCCAGCTTCGGCGGCAAAGACGAACGCGCCGGCCTGCGCAAAGCACTCGGCATGATGTAAGAAACAAAAAAGGCTGCCTGAATTTTCAGGTAGCCTGAATCAAACATCCCAAGGAAACCCCATGAAAAGCAACCAATCCATCCAAATCAACGAAGACAACACCATAACCGTCATTTTGAGCAACGGCGACCGCATAACTCTGCGCGAGCCGCTGGGCAAAGACATGGACGGCCTAAGTCAAGACCTCATCAAAATCAAACACACCGACCAAGTGCAAAAGCTAATTGGCCGCATCAGTTCCCCGCAGCTCACCCGCCAGCAATACGGCAAGCTCGGCATCGCCGACACTCAAGTTTTAAATACGGCCCTGGATTTTTTTTCAGCGCCGCCGTCGGCGAGGGCGGAGTTCGAGGCGGCGCTGGCCGAATTGGGCTACCTGCCGGCCTCCGCATCCGAGCTGACGACTACGCAGCCATCGTAGCCAACGCCCCGCACCTCTACGACACCGCGCAGCAAGAGGAGCTGCAGTTTTTCAATGCCGTCGCCGACTGCCTCGCCCAATGCGCGGCCACCTTCGGCGGCGGCATTGCCGCCTTCGGCGAAATGCCCTTGCTCACCCTCCTGCGCTGGACCCATCGCGCCGTGCTGCTCACCCGCCCGGCGGAAGAAGGCGAATAAAAACGCCCGCCGAAGCGAGCGTTAGAAATTGATGAAGGCTTATTGGAATAGCAGCACGGCGGAAATCACCGTTAATCCAATCAGCAACAGGAAACCGAAGAAAGCCCAAGCCAGCATTACCCCATCGGCCAGCGGGCGGATTGGTGAGTAGTCGCGGTACATTTTAAATCTCCCATCAAGAGGCAAACATGGCAAAAGACCTTGTACTTAATATTATTATGCGTGCCAGCGATAAGGCAAGCGGTGCGTTTACCAAGCTCTCCCGCGCCGCCCGTGGCTTGAGTGGGGTGTTGCAGGAAAACCAACAAAAGCTGCGTGCCGTGCAGCAAACCATGCGCCAATCCAATGCCTACGGCGATTTGCAGCGCAAGATGCAGCAAGCAGCTGCCGAAAGCGACAAGCTCACCCGTGAAATTAAACAGCTCACCCGCGAAATTGCCGCCCAAGGTGCGCCAACCACCGCCCAAGCTGCCCGCATGAAACAGCTTGAGGCAGCCAGCCGCGCCGCTGCCGCCAAAGAGCAAAAGCTGGCCGATGAAAGCCGCCAGTTATCACGCGAACTGCACAAGGCCGGTTTCGACACCCGCAACTTTGCCACCGAACAAGCCCGCCTGCAGCGCGAAGCCGCCCGCTCCACCGCCGAAATCAGCCGTCAAAAAGCAGCGCTCGACCGCCTGGAAAACGCTCAAAAAGGCGTATCCAATGCCAAAACCGCTGCCGGCCGCTGGGGTGCGGCCGGCGTGGCCGCTGGTGCCGGTGCGGTTGCCATCAAGCGCGGCCTAAGCGTGCCAATTCGGGATTTCGCCGAAGCTGAAAACGCCGGCATGGATTTGCGCGTAGCCATGATGGATAGCAGCGGCAAAGTGGCTGCAGCCTACAAAGACATCGATGCCCTAGCCACTCGCCTCGGCGACCGTCTCCCAGGCACCACCGCCGACTTTAAAAACCTGATGACGATGCTTATTCGTCAAGGCATGAGCGCCCAAACCATCCTTGGCGGCACGGGTGAGGCAGCGGCTTATCTCGCCGTGCAGCTGCGCAAGAGCCCGGAAGAAGCTGCCGAAATGGCGGCCAAGCTGCAGGATGCCGTGCGTGCTACCGAAGGCGAAATGCTCGGTTTGGTTGATACTGTGCAGCGTATGTACTACGCAGGTGTCGAAGACCAAAACATCCTCGGCGCATTCGCCAAACTCTCCCCCGCCCTCGATATTGCCAAAATCAAAGGCGAGGAAGCTTTGCGCACATTCGGCCCGCTGATTGCCATGCTCGACCAAGCCGGACTATCCGGCGAAAGTGCCGGCAATGCCCTGCGCAAAGTGTTTACCCGTGCCATGAATAGTGCCAACGTACGCAAGGCGCTAGAGGATGCGGGCGTTTCACACTTGAATATTGACTTTACCGACGGCAAAGGCGAGTTCGGCGGTATCGAGAATTTTTATACCCAAATCGCCAAATTGCAGCAGGTAAACACCGAAAAACGCCTGCAGATTTTGAAAGACATTTTTGGCGACAACGCCGAAACCCTGCAGGCATTGAATACCATGATCGAAAAAGGCCAGGCTGGCTACAACGAATTTGCCGCCAAGCTGCAGAATCAGGCCAGCCTGCAACAACGTATCGATACCACCCTCGGCACCGTAACCAATCTATGGGATGCCGCCAGCGGTGCGTTTACTAATTTCATGGTCGAGCTCGGCAGCAGTATTCAAGGCGAGCTGCGCACCGTCATTGGTTGGATTAACGACATCTCCGTCGGCTTGAGTAACTGGACCAAAGAACACCCAAAAGCTGCCAACGCTATCCTGAAAGTCATTGCGATAGTGGGCATTGCATTGGCCGTATTTGCTGCACTGGCAGCGGTGATTTCCGCCATCATCGTGCCGCTGGCCGTGATGAAATTAAGCTGGGTAACGCTGGCGGCTTCCGGCGGCGCGGCCGTTGGCAAAATCGGCCTGCTCACGCGGGCATTTACCCTGCTCGGCAGCGCCTTCCGTGGGCTTATCTCTATGATGATAGCCAACCCCATGCTTATCGCCATCGTGGCCGTGGTCGGCGCGCTGTATCTGCTCTATACCCATTGGGAGAGCGTCAAAACCGCCCTGCTCGCTGGGTGGCAGAAAATTGACACCGCATTTGCAAGAAACCCAATTCTCAACTTTATTTTTCCGATAGTCGGCCTCGCCCGTCTCCTTGTAAATAACTGGAATATTGTCGCCCCGTTTTTTGTTGGAATGTGGCAGAGCATCAAATCGTTTTTCAGCGGCGGCATTTCCGGCATCACGGCGCAAATCGTCAATTGGTCGCCACTCGGCCTGTTTTATCGAGCCTTCGCCGCCGTGCTGCGCTGGTTTGGCATCGAGCTACCTGCCAAACTCTCCACCGCCGGCCGCAACATGATCCAGTCGCTGATTAACGGCATCAAGTCTATGCTGCCCGACCTCTCCGGCGTGTGGCGGCAAACCACCAATCTGTTTAACGGCCTCAACAACAGCGCCCGCCGTGCACCCGGCGCGGTCGGCAATATCGTCGGCGGCCGCGTCGCCAAAGGTTTTTCCATCGGTGGCTATACTGGCGCGGGCGGCATCAACCAAATTGCCGGCCTCGTGCATCGCGGCGAGGTGGTATTCAGCCAGGCCGACGTGCGCCGTTTCGGCGGCTGGCGTGCCGTGGAGGCATTACGCACCGGCGGCCTGCGCACCCTGCAAGCATTGGGCGGCGGCAACCAAGCGCCAGCCTTGGCCGCAGGCGGCACAGGCAGCGTTACCGTCAATGTTTATGCCGCACCGGGGCAGGATGAGCGCAGCATCGCCCGTGCCGTGGTCGCCGAGCTGGACAAGCGCCAATCCATCGCTGCGCGCCGCGCTAATTCACGCTATCAAGACAAGGATTAACCAATGCCACTCGCTACCCTCGGCTTTTTCGTATTCCACACCGCCACCATCCCCTACCACGGCATCGACCGCAGCCAAAGCTGGCGGCATCCGCACAAAAGCATTGTCGGCAACGACAGCCCGCCGCCATCGCAATACACCGGCAAAGAGCCGGACACCATCACTATTCAGGCCGAACTGCGCCCGGAAGTTACTGGCGGCGACATAAGCATCAACCTGCTGCGCAGCATGGCCGATGGTGGCAAGCCGTGGCCGCTCATCCTCGGCACCGGCCAACTGCTCGGTAGCTACGTCATCACCGATATTCAAGATAAGCAAAGCCAGCTGATGTATGACGGCAAAGCCCGCGCCATCAGTTTTAGCATGAACCTGAAAAAAGTAGCCGACCACGCCTTCGGCTTGGAAGGTGAAGCGCTCGGCCTCGCCGTCGGCATGGTGCGCAGCTTGGTGGGAGTGTAGCCATGAGCCTGCTCGACACCGTGGCGGATGCCGCCAACAAAGTATTTGCCGCGCTCACCGATAGCGGCGGCCGCCATCTCACGCCGGTCGGCCGCCTCACCATCAACGGCCAGCCATTCGGCAGCGCCACCCTCTCGCGCATTGTCAGCATCGACCTCACCGACAAACGCGGTTTCGAGGCCGACGAACTCACCATCGAGCTTGACGACTACGATGGCGCCATCGCCATCCCTAGCCCGGGCAGTAAAATCACCCTGCATCTCGGCTATCAGGAAACCGGCATTGTTGATAAAGGCGAATACCTGTTTTCCGAGTTCACACACACTGGCGCGCCCGACCGCCTAAACATCACCGCCCGCGCCGCCGACCTTGCCGAAACACTTGCCCAGCAGAAAGAGCGCAGCTGGCACAAAAAAACGCTCTATCAAATCGTCGAGGCCATCGCCAAAGAGCACAGCTATCAATACCGCATTGCCGAGCAATACCGGCGGGAAACCATCGCCCATATCGACCAAACCAACGAGAGCGACGCCAGCTTCCTCTCCCGCCTTGCCGAACGCTACGACGCCATCGCAACCGTCAAAGCCGGCCGCCTGCTGTTTATCCCGGCCGGTGAGGCGCAAACCGCCGGCGGCGCACCCATCCCGCCGCTCACTATTACCCGTGCCAGCGGCGACAATCACAGCTTTAACTACTCGGCCACCAACGCCTACAACGCCGTCCGCGCCTACTACACCGACAAACGCACCGGCCGCCGCAAAGAGGTTGTCATCAACAAAGACAACCTCGAGCCGCAGCGCCACACCGAAACCCGCAAAACCCGCCGCCGTCGCAGAAACGGCAGCCATACCATCACCCGCACCGTCCAAACCACCCGACGTATCAACACCGACGGCCTCAAAATCAAAACCCTGCGCCACCTCTACGCCAGCGAGCAAACCGCCCTTACTGGTGCCCGCGCCGCTTTCCGCCGCCTCTTGCGCGGTGCTGCGCAATTCAGCCTTACCTTGGCTGTCGGCCGCCCCGACCTCACACCGGAAACCCCCGTCAGCGTGTCCGGCTTTAAACCCGAAATCGACAGCCAGCAATGGCTGATTAAAGAAATCAGCCACCGCCTCGACAGCAGTGGCTACAGTTGCAATATCCAGCTCGAGGGGCAAATCAACCTAGACGAGCCGACAAATGGCGGGGAGAAGTCAACGCCCAGCAAAAAGGCTACCTGAAAAAAATTCGGCATATCAGATATAATAAACAGTAGAAAACAAGGAAAAGTAATGGTAACAGCAGTATCTTTATTCAGCGGTTGTGGCGGTTCGGACACCGGCGTGCATCAATTAGGCATCAATATTCTAATGGCCAACGATATCATCCCTTACGCCCGGGATGTGTATCTAGCCAACCTGCCGGCCACCGATTATCTGCTTCAAGACATCCGCACAATAGAATCTTTCCCCGCCGCCGATTTGCTGCTGGGCTGTTACCCCTGCCAAGGATTCAGCCAAGGCGGATTGCGTCAAGCAGACAACAAGCTTAACTTTCTGTATAAAGAATTTGCCCGTGCACTAAATCAAATCAAACCCAAAGCCTTCATCGTTGAAAACGTAAGCGGCATGTTGCGCTCCAACTACGAACACCTGCTCAAAGACCAAATCGACACCTTCACCCGTATCGGATACCGCGTGAAAACCCAAATTCTCAACGCGGCCGACTATGGCGTTCCTCAGTTACGCCACCGTATTTTTATTGTCGGCATCCGCCACGATTTAGGAGTGGAATACACCTTTCCTCAGCCCACGCACGGTCAACTTGGTCGGCATCCGCACATAACCATTCAAGAAGCTCTGGCAGGTTTCCCCGATTGGCCGGATGAAAGCGAATACTACAAAAAACCGTTTCATTGGTACTACATGTCGCGCAACCGCCGGCAAGATTGGAATGAACCGGCCAAAACCGTAGTCAGCAATGCCCGCCATACCCTATTGCATCCCGTTAGCCCAAAAATGGAAAAAGTGGGTAAAGACGAATGGCGCTTTGCCGAAAATAAACCAGCCCGCCGTTTCAGCTATCGGGAATGCGCCGTCTTGCAGGGCTTTAAAAAAGATTTGGCGTTCCCGGAAACCGAAAACGCCAGCCTGATGAATAAATACAAAGTCATCGGCAATGCCGTGCCGCCTGCGCTATTCAAAGCTGTGGCAGCAGAGCTGATGGATATTCTGCACTAAATAAAATTTTCTTGAGCATCGATAAATTCTGATACCTGCCCATTTATTGCCTCACTCAAGACAACATCCACCCCCAGTTTATGCATACTTTTTAAAATACGCCCTCTGTCAAAAATAACGGCATCATTATTAGCACACACGAATCTATTTGGCTGAATACTGTCAAACCAGTCATACGGGCTAAACAGAAACCACTCATGCATCACATCTAATTTCAGACGGTTTTTCAATCGCGTGTGGCACACATCCCAAGTTTTGCGTTCAAGCTCGTCCACATCACAAGAGCAGGCACATTGCATAAATACTACTGGAAGATTACCTCTGTTGTCATAGAGTTGATGGAATACCACCAAATCAATGCCGCCATCGCCAGAACTGCTGGGAAGTTGTCCAGAGTTATCTTGACATAAATATAAATCCTTCGAAATTGCAGCCAACTTTTCATTTTGATTGCCGGTGTAGGCATCCGTACCATCGGCACCCGCTCCCGACCGCTTCACTACCCAGCCGCCTTCTTCGGGAAATAGTCGCTTGGCTAAATGGAAGCAGCATCCTTCAAACAAGGCACGATAAGTATTTGCCTCTGCCTTTGAGTGAATATATTTCGCATACAAAGCCAGCAAAAAATAAGTATATGCTTTGGCATTCGGATGCATAGCCTGGAAAGTAACGGTACATTGCCCCCTGTTGGATATTTCTAGCGTAAATGGCCAAATATCATGCCATTGCTGCTGTCGGTATTGAAGCCGATTCTTGAGTAATCGCGCCATCTCATTGCTAGAAACCCTTTTCGGGTAGGTTGTCAGACTATCAGCTTGTTCATCTGCTTTTTCCGTCCCGTCAAACGCAGCCTCATCCCCACTGATATTCAGAAAGTCATCAGAGGAAAAACTTTTATCGCTATGGCAGATGGCACGTAGTTCAAAATGGTCAAGAATAATACCCAGTTGTTTGGGTGAGCAGTTGCTAATACAGTAATCTTTAAACTGCTCAGCATTAAACCAATCCAAATCGGCAAGCGTTTTTTTCATGCGCTTATCCTCTGTTGCTGTTCTGTTTATTAATAAACTCTTCAATATCGCCAGACAGAATCCTAAAAGCTCTTCCCAAATCCGATAAAGCTACAACATGTGTGTTGGTAAATTGAGAAGTAGTCCGATTATCTAATATATCACTTCTCAATTTGCCAAATAAAATAGTTAGTTGCCTCTCATTCTGTTGCAAGGTTTGGATTAACCCTTCAAAAGCATCTAAAGGGCCGGCACTTAAACGGTAGGCTGCATCCAAGTTGTTAGTCTCTTGAAAATAATGGCAGGCATCTTTGCTACCGAGAACCTTGTTCAGCTCTTTCAATTTACGCGATTCAGAAACCACCGTCTGCCCATAGTCATTCTGCTTAAACAGCCAGCGAAATAAATCTTTGCCGCGCTCATCATCAAAACCGTTTAAGGTTGCATCGGTAGAGCTGGAAAGCCCGAGAAAAGCATAAATATTCTCATAGCTTAAAGCCGTATAAACCAAACTGAAGTCCACTTGGCTTTGATCAACCCCCTGCAAATCAAAAAACAGCTTTTCCCTTCCTTGTTTATTCCCTCTCAAATAAACAGCATAAGCAGTCAACGTTCGCCCGATAGTGGGCCCCTGGCTGCCCACCTGCCTAGCCAACAACCGATGCATTTCCCGCTGTGAAAGCCCAGGCTGCTGCTGCGCCGTGAAATCACGCAGTTGGCTTAAATACACCGCCTTTTCCAGTGCTCCCCATTTTTTATTGCCCGTGATATGTTTAAATCCCAAGTAGCCAAGCGTATCGTTACGCGTGTTGAATATCAGGCAAGGCACTTCATGGGGCTTGTGCTTTGCCTGTTCGACCGCCTCATGAAAGCTGGGGAGTGTGGTAAGCTGAGGATTGAGCAACACCTTAACTGCTGCCAATCGCCGGTTGCCTTCCGCCACAATCAAACGACCATCTTCTCCCCGATAAGCCAATAGCGGCTCCCCTTGAAAAAAACCATGATCCCCGATGGAAAGCACCAAATCCATTAGAGACTCTTCTCGGATCATCAAATCAACCACTGCCTGCTCATCTTCCTTATTAAAATCAAGGGAAGAAAAGCGCGGATTTAATGGGTCGAAATGCAATACATCAACTTCAACCATTTCAATCTTCTGATTCATAAATGCTCCTAAAAGCAAAATTAGGCTACCTGGAAATTCAGGCTACCTGAAATTTTCAGGTAGCCTCTTTTAGGTTAATTCTTATTTATCGGCGAGGCAAACATCATAATTGGCATTCCCTCCGCAACCAAAATACCATATTCGATATTATTAAAAATAAATTTACGTTTCGCCGAACCGCTAGAGCCGTTATCGGCAAATTCAGTAATCGCCCCGGTAAACATATCAAGAATTTTGCTGCCAACCACTTTATTGCCATCATCGCCATCTGCCGCCGCTAAAAGAATAGCAGCAGTTGTCGCATTTCTAAGATTTTCCGCCCTATTTGGGCTAGGGGCATAAAGCACAGTGATGCCATTTACATTTTTTGTATCGGGTGTAACCGCAACCAATAAAGATAAATTATCTGAAAAGCTGGCGGTAGCCATTAGATTGACCGAGTTCTCATCACCGCTTGGCCGAATGTTGGCGGATATACGGTAAGGAGATTCCATCGATTTTAAATCCGCATTGATGCGTGAGCGGAGAGTGCTGAAATCAAAGTCAAACTCGGCTCTATTCTCTTTGGCGGGAGTGGCTGTTTCTTCTTCTGCCACCGGCTCGCTGTCATCATCAGTTGCATCATTGCCAGGAGGGGAGGCTGTTTGAGCTGGCTCAGATGCGGCAGCGGCAGTTTTTGTTGTGTCGGCCGGCACGGAAGGGAGCATGGCGCCACCGATTCCCATTGCCACCATCGCCGCTATGTTAAATCCAAAAAACAAGAAAAGACGGCTAAAACCTTTGCCGTCTTTAGAAAATCGAGAAAACACTTTGGGGGCGATTGCGCCAACCAAAGAACACACCGACAACACAAGGGCCAGTAAAACCAACAGCCCGCCAATAACTGCCATTTTTTCTCCTTTATTTATCAGGTTAGGCCACTCTGCCGATTTTGGTATGGCAAAAACCGATAATCGCAAAATCATCCGGTGGTGTATTCGGATCAACATATTCGGGCTCGTAAATCGGGTTGTCGCTGCTGATGCGCAGCCGACCGTCGGCCAGCCATTGCAGCCGCTTAATGCGCAGCGCCCCATTCAGGCGCAGCACAAACACCCCGTCGCCGCGCTGGTGCGTCAGGTCGATAAGCACAATATCGCTGGTTTTCAGGCCGGGGCTCATGCTGTCGCCTTCAATCGGCAGGCAGGCCAGCCGGCCGGCAATCAGATCCTCGCGCTTCAGCCACTCCGCATCAAACGGTATCTGCTGAATAATGTTTTCGGAGTCAAAAAAACTACCATGCCCAGCGCTCACCGGCACGTCATACAACGGCACCAATACAACGCTAGGGGTAGCTTTGCCTGCGGCTGTGTTTTTATCTGATTCACCTTTGCCAAGGATTAACCAATCCAGTGAAACGCCAGTCTGTTCAGCAATCTTTATACATTGTTCAAGCGGCACAACACCCCGCTGTTTGTAACCTACAACGGTTGATGCGTTTATGCCTAATTTATGAGCAAAGTCTTTATCACTTGATGCGGACAATGCTAATTTTGCGCGTTCTAGCATGGTTAAAAGCAAATTTAAATTACCTTTCAAAACAACAATAAATTGCTAAAGGCTAATTAAATTGCGTTTTGGCTGTTTACAAATTTGCTAATAGGCAATATAGTGCGCATCACCACAACGCGAAACCATAACGCCTATTAGGCGAGAAAGGCAATTATAAAATGAACCGCCAAAATGTCAAACCGGAGCCGACTAGGCGCCGTCGCAATAACAGCCCGATTATTCAGGCTGTAATCAACAACCCCGAAGACTTAGCACTTATCAAGCAGGCTGCCGCTATTAACGGTGCCGCCGTCTCCGGTTTTGTCCGCACTGCCGCCGTTAAGGCTGCCCGCCAAGTAGTGGCTGCCGAATCGGTAACTGCATCCTAAGCCCTTTCAGGCTACCTGAACACCAAGACACGAAAGGGCTCATCATGGCAAAAATCCAATACAGCAAAAAACTGCGCCGCCTTTTGGCGCGCCTGCATCAAATCAACCGGCGCATCGCCGAAGCCTATCAGGCCGCGCCCGATGAAATCGTCAGCACTCCGTTTGATTGTGCAGCTTCAGCCGCGAATCCAGCGTCGCCAACGCTTCCTCAATCACCCGCTGCTCCTCTTCCGGCTCGGGAGAGTGCAGCATCAGGCCGAGCGTCTGATCCTCTGCAACAAGAGCCGCAATCTGATCTCGAATACCGGCTTTATCGCCGTTGCATCCAGCTAAAAAGCTACGCAGCAAAGCAGCAAGTAGCAGTTCTTGAGCGTCGAGTTCAAGGTCTGCAGCAGCTTTTAGCTGTAACGCTTGCTCAAGTGCCTTCTTTAATTCGTCGTAAGTCGGTTTCCGATTCATTTTTGCGCTCCGATTATTTTGATCAATGGTTGGAAAAATACGGCGAGCTTATCACGGATTTAGATCAACTGCTGAAAGGGATGACTGATGACGCCTAACCCCATCAATCAAGCCATCCGCACGATGGCACAGTCGCCCAACGGCGGCTACGCCGCCAGCGCCGCCATGCTCGGCATGACTACTGCCGCATTGGAAAACCGCCTCTACGAAGTCAAAGGCCAGCGCATCGGCATTGCTGAAGCCATGCTGCTGCAGCGCCTCACCGACCGCACTGACTTTGCCGCCGCCGTGGCTGCTGAAAGCGGCGGGGTGTTTGTACCGGTGCCGGAGATGGATGCTGCCGCCCTGCTCGGCGAAGACATCCGCGACCACCTGCACAGCTCGGTCGAGGAGCTCGGACACCTGTTTCAATCATGGCGCGAATCTACGGCAGACGGCTTTTTGAGCCGGCCTGAAAGCGCCGAGCTGTGGACGCAGGTGCGCGGCGTGGTGAGCCGCCTGGTATCTGTGGCCGCCCTCACCGACCGCATCTATGGGGATTTTTCAAATGCCGCTGAAAAACCGTAACCAACACGAGCCGGGCAAATTCCGCGTTCAAGTGGTTTGTCCCAACTGCGGACACCGCTGCCTAGTGCGCGGTAGCAGCAAGCCGAGCCAGCTCACGCGCCAATACTATGTTTGGTGCACCAACCACCTCTGCGGCTGGCGCGGTTTGGGCATGTTCGAAATCACCCGCACCACTCACGAGCCGCCACCACCGCTGCGCTACGGCAAGCTCCCTGAAACAGTAGATGCCAGTTTTTTCATCAATCCGCCGGCCGTAGAAGACCAATTATTTTAAGCCCGTCGCTGCCGCTTGCTGCGTGCAGCAGGGTTTTTGCCGCCCTAAAAAAGGGAAAGGAAAAATAAAATGCAATCAATTCAGCAATTTGAAAAACCGCGCCCCGCCGGTTATACGCAAGCCGCCTGGGATTGCCGTAATCAGATGTTGGCTAAATTAGCCGAACATGTGCCCATGCAAACCGCCGCTCCGCGCCAGCCGATGGTGCACGAATTGCCGGCCAATCAAATCGCCAGCCGCCTACTCACCCCGAAACAGGCCGAAGGAGTGGAGATTGTGCAAAAGCTGTGCAGCCACATCCACCGCGCTACCGCCCAAATCAACACCACCCTCATCACCTACGAGCTGCCGGTGGGCACGCTCTGCCTGCCGGAGGTAGCCAATCTGTTGTGGCAGCTGGATGAGTGCATCATCGCCGCCCGTGCCGCTGCCCGCCGCCTCGGTATCCGTGCCGTGCAGCCGCAAGTGCGGCTCACCGCCCCATTGCTCAAGCCGGCCGCCAGTCGGCAAAGGGAGGCCGCATGAATGCCCAGCAACAGCAGGCGGTGATCCGTCTCGGCAACCGCCTCTACCACGATGCCATTGCGGCAGCCAATGCCGCCCTGTCTGACGGTGTAAGCGGCCACCTCGCCACCGCCGCCTACAACCAGCTCGCCGGTGTGTGGGAAACCATGCAGGCCGTGCACAGCCCGGACAGCACCGCCGCCGACCACATCGGCCGCCTCATCGACCAGCTCAACCAGCGCCAAGGGAGCCGTAATTATGATTAGCCATACTCCCGATTTTCAGGTAGCCAAAATGATTCAAGCCAACGCCGCTGAAAGCATCCGCCGCGTGTATGCGCAAGCTGATGGCGCCTGTGCGCTATATGAACCGCTGCAGCAGCTTGCCGACTGCCTGCACTCTGCTGGGGTGTCGTTTCAAATGGGCTGCTTTGCCGATTACAGCACCATCACCCTGCTATTCGATATTGAGACGGTGGAGCAAGACGTTCGCATCGACCGTGCCGTGCAAGAGTTTATTGAGGAGAGTGGCTGGGAGTTGCGCCGTAGCGAACCAAAAGAGCCGAACGGGTACGACATCACATTGATTTACGTTTGGCTGCGTCATCCGAGCAAACTGTCAGAAGCCATCAACCTAGAACTTCGCTACTTAGGAGAAAACCATGTCTAAAGCTGCCGCCATATTGCTTGGCATCATCATCGGCCTACCGGCTGGCGAATACATCAACGATGCCTATCGCACCAACCAGCAAGCAGCCATGCAGGCCGAGCTGGACAACGCCGAACGCCGTGCCGGCCTGTATTTCCAAGTAAACCAAGATTTGCAGCACCAAATCACCGCTGCCGATCTTGCCGCCGAGCAAGCCCGTGCCGATTGCCGTGCTCGCCGCCAAGCTGCCGCCTTGGCAGCCGCTACCAGCCAAGACCCAATGGCCGGCGTGGTGCTGGAACCGGCAGGGGAATAAGCATGAGCACATGCCGCACCTGCCGCCATTGGCAAGCCAGTCAAACAGGAAAGGATGGCGAGCCAAAACCAGCACCCATGCTGCGCCACGGTTTCGCCGCCTGCACGCAAGGCGAATGTTTCAACTTCCTATCTTCCCGCAGACCAGCCTGCGGCAAATACCAAGCCATCAGCCAAGCCGCCCGGCGCAGACGCGAAGAAGTGATGGCCGAACTGGAAGCAAAAAATTCAGGCTACCTGAAATAATTACGCCGAAACAAACCAAAACTTAATTTACAGACAGAAAGGAATAAAAATGAAAGTAACCGAAACCAATACTCAAAATGCCAAAACCATCACCGACACCGACCGCATTAATTGGCTGGAGAGCCGCGAAGAAGTCTATATCGACATCGCCCACGGCATAAATATGAAAATTACTGGCGACTTACGCAGCATGATTGACACAGCAATGGCCGCGCAAGCGCAGGAAGAAGCTGCAGCCGTAGAAGAAGAGGTTGCCTGAAAACATGACTAAACAACAAACCAAACAAGCCGCACTCGAATTTATCAGGCTACCTGAAAATCACAGCGGCATTACTATCAGCAAACTCCAACGTGCTCTGCGCATCGGCTATTCCGAAGCTGCTTCAATTTTGAATGAGTTGGAGGATGAGGGTGTGGTTTCGTGCACAGATATAGATTTCCGCCGCCACCTGATAACCAAAGAGGCTACCTGAAAATCCGCAACTACTAACCTGCAACCAACCCGCCACCATCCGCCATGCTCACCCAAGTTACCCCGTTTGCCCAGGAATTTTTAGACAAGATGCCCGCCGCCATCGCCGAGATGGCGCGGCAGCGCTGGCTGAAGATTGCAAACGTGAAACCGGTGTGCAAACCCCATGCTCTGCAGTATGAGTACAGCGACAGCGCGGCCAACTTATGGCTCTGTGAATTTGCTCGCCCGTTTATGTGGAATCCGCTGCCGCTGGATTTAAACGCGTCAGACGACGACATCCGCAGCTATGCCGACAAGCAGGCTGCTTTGTTCCGCAGCCGCGCTATGTATGGCATGAATGTGTTGAAGCAGCTCAAGCTGGCAGAGGAGCAGGGCTTGGATGACTGGCAAAGCCGCTTTGCCGAGCAAATCAAAGCCAACAACTGGGAAGCGATTACTCTGCGCCTGCAAGATGCCCGCTGGTGGCGGCGTTTCCTGCGCTGTGCTATCGGTAGACGCCTGGAAAACCTGCTGCGCAAAGACTTCAACCTTATCCACCGCCGCCATTGGCTCTATGTTTCTGCGCCATCGCTACAGCGCCGCCGCCAGCAGAAGCACCGCAACCGCATGATGCTCGAATCGCTGCAGATGGTGAATGAGCTGGGGCAAACCTTCACGCTGGCCGAGCTGGTGGAAAAATCCAACGCCAACCCAGCCATCCGCCGCGCCGAGCTGATGACCCGCATCGCCGGTTTTGAATACATCGCCCGCGAAACGGGGCACATCGGCGAATTTATCACCTTAACCTGCCCCAGCCGCTTTCATGCGGCGCATCATGTTTCAGGTAGCCAAAACAGCAAATACGACGGCAGTACGCCAGCCGAAGCGCAAGCCTATCTGCAAAAAGTGTGGGGGCGCATCCAAGCCTCGCTGCAGCGCCAGGAGATTGCCGTGTACGGCTTCCGTGTAGCTGAACCACACCACGACGGCACGCCGCATTGGCATGGTTTGTTTTTTATGCCGAAAGAGCATCGCCAAGCTTTCCGCCGCACCGTTGCCCGCTACGCCTGCCGCGATAGCCGTGAAGAGCTGGGATTAGATTACTTTGAGACCAAGGCCGCCGCTACCGAGCAGGCTAAATTGATTCAGGCCGCCCAGCGCCGCCGTGCTATTGAGCATGGTGGTCATGTGTCTAGTATTAAGTCGCTGCTGGCCGATATGCAGACCGAAACCGGTTTTTGGGCGGCTGCCGACTGGCGCACATTCCAACAGGTAGATGCCCGCGTTAATTTTAAAGCCATCGATTGGCGGCGCGGCACGGCAGCCGGCTACATTGCCAAATACATTGCCAAAAATATCGACGGTAAAAACACGCTGGGCGACAGCGTGGGTATCGACTACGAAGCAGATGGCCGCAACGTGGTGGAGACTGCCGAGCTGGTGGACGCTTGGGCGTCGCTGCATGGCATCCGCCAATTCCAGCAAATCGGCGGCGCACCTGTTACCACTTGGCGCGAGCTCCGCCGCGAGGGCATGACTGCGGGCGACTACAACGACACGATTGTCCGCGCCTCACTGGCCGCCGATGCGGGTGACTGGGGTAAGTTTACGATGATTATGGGTGGTGCCACTGCCAGCCGTTCTGCCCGCCCTATTCACCTCTACAAAGAAGACCCGAAAGAGCTCAACCGCTACCAAGAGCCGCGCCCGCCAATGATTCGCGGCGTATTCGAGCCGGAAACGGGGCTTGTAAAAATTAGCCGCATCCACGAATGGCAGATGCTGCAGGGCGGCAAAGCCGCCCCTTGGACTGGTGTCAATAACTCTACGAAATCGCAAAAAGTGGGTGAAACCGCTGATTTTGAAGCAGAAGATGATAAGGTTTTTGGGGAAAATCCATATCGCGGTATGGAGCCGCCGCGTTGCCACATCCCGCTACTGCGTGAAGAGATACTGCAGCAGATAGATCGAGTGCTGGAAAGCGAAGCGCCTGCGATTATTAAAGAGCATGAAATCACCATTTTACACGGGGCGCTGCATGATTTGACTGCCAAGCCCGCCATTAACAGCCGCGAAGCCGCCGCTCAAGTTGCCGCCGCCCGTGCCGCCGCCGAGCAGACCCGGGCCCAATCCGATGCTACGCGCGAATACAAACACCACCTGCGCCACCTCGACCGCCTTTCACCGCCGGCCAACAGGCTACCTGAAACCGCGATTGACCTAACCCCATTTAAAACCCCGCATCGCCGCTGGCCGGCACCAAAACGCCACGATACTGCTGAAAGCGTGATGGCCGAACTCGACACCCTGCTCGCCCGACTCGAAACCGAACATGATGCGCTCTACATCGTGCATTAATTGTGGCCGGTTTAAGGCTACCTGAAAACCATGATTCTGCCGCCGCGCCCTTGGATACGGCGGCCACCGGAGAAAATTAAGATGAGCGAAATGTTTTTAACTAGGGATGAGGTTGCCAGCCTCACCGACTATAAACGCTACGGAAAGCAATGCGACGTGCTGCGCCAAATGGGCATCCCGTTTATTACCAATCCAACCGGCCGCCCTATTGTGATCCGCGCCGTGCTCGAAGGCAGACAAGAGCAGGCTGCCAGCCAGCGCCGTAAATGGCAGAGTAGCAAAATCAAGGTATAAGCAAAATGAAATCAGCCACCCGCAATCTACCAGCGCGAATGCGCGCCAAAACTACCAGCAGCGGCAAGGTGTATTACTACTATGACACTTGCGCCAAGCCGCGCAAATGGTTGGCTTTGGGGTCGGATTTTTTCGAGGCATTGAGAAAATACGCCGACTACGAACAGGAGTATTGCGAGCAGCAGATTCATGACCGCCTAAATGCGGCTTTAACATTTCGATATGTGGCAAACCGCTACAAGCGCGAGGTATTGCCAAAGAAAAGCCCGGCCACCCAAGCCGATAATTTGCGGGAGCTGGAAAAGCTGCTCGAGTTTTTTGATGATCCGCCCGCGCCAATCAATGAGATTGAGCCGGTAAACATCCGCGAATATTTAGACTGGCGCAGCCAAACTGCGAAAGTGCGCGCAAATCGTGAAATAGCCTTGTTTAGTCATATATTTAATAAGGCTCGGGAGTGGGGCTATACCTCGAAAGAAAACCCCTGCCGGGGGGTTAGCCGCAATAAGGAATCCGGCCGGGACGTGTATGTGCATGATGATGTGTTTTGGCAGGTGTATGGCGTGGCCGAACGACACATCCAATTTATTATGCTCGTCGCCTACCTAACCGGCCAGCGCGTGGCCGACTGCCTGAAAATCAAAACCGGAGACATCCGAGACGGTGAGCTGTATGTGCGACAAAACAAGGTAAAAACCCGCCTGCGCATCCGCATCACTGGTTTGCTAGAGGAGGTTATCACCCAACTACTGCAAGAGCGCGGCGAACAGCGGCATGATCGGTTGTTTGTGTACATGGGCGGCCGCCATGCCTACCTCGGCCAGCCGCTCACTACCTCAATGCTGCGCGGTGGCATGGACAGGGCCCGCGAAAATGCCGGCATCGATAAAGCCGATTTTCAATTCCGCGACCTCCGAGCAAAAGCCGCCACCGACAAAGACGAAAGCATCAGCCTGGAAGCCGCCAGCCGCCTCCTCGGACACTCTAGCCAAACCATGACTATGCACTATATTCGCAACCGAAAAGGCAAATTGGTCGATCCGACAAAGTAG